CGTGAGCAACATGGTTTGAATGATGGGTGCGGGTAGGTTGCCGTCGGCATCCTCCAGCGTGACCAGCTTGCGGTCAAGGTCAACCTCAACGGCGGCCTCGGCCACATCACACAACTGGGTGATGTAGCTGTCATCCTCGGTGACGCTCGCGTCAACCAACAGATGCTGCTTGGCCAATGTCAAGGTCAGGTATCTCATCTTCGGTCAGTTAAGATGCGGTAGTCTTGCCAGCCACAATCACGCCAGCGGCGGCTGTGGGCACGGCAGCGTCCATGTACACATTGATGACGAGACGGATTTCTCCGTTGCCTGCCCGGGTGTATGGGTCTACGGTGATGTCGATGCCGCCCCAGGTGCCCACAGCGAGGTAACCGAAGTCACCTACGAGGTAGTTGTTGGCTGCGACATTGGCGGTGCTCAGGCAGGGCACGTCCTCAAGATAGCCATCCTGGTAGACCAGCTGTGTGGTCTTGTTGTAGGTCATGGCACGGAACTTGGCCTTTGCTTCAGGTGATGCGATGACCGCACGCACTCGGCCATTGGCACGCTCGACGGTGGACTCAAGGTCGGCGACTGCGCTCCAAGTGGTGGTGCTGACGGCGGTGCGGCCATTGAACAGACCAGCGGGTTGGGTGGCACTGCCAGCGGCTGCGCCGAGGACGGTGGCCTCGAACTTCTCGTTGATGGCGCGGATGAGGTTGGCCTGAATGTTGGCCTCGACATTGCTGCCGGCATCCTGGACGAGCATCTGCTTGCTGATGTCGCAGTATGCTGTCAGACGCTTGGGCGACAGGGTGACGCTCTGGATGTTGGCGGCTGCGTCAGTGGCTGTGCCGTTCTCTGCGGCCCATGCCACCTGTGCGGCGGTCATCATCGGCACCTTGAGGTCACCAACGAGGCCGTTGTAAAACGATGCGCCGGCACGGGCCAGCACACTCTCGGCACGCAGCTCATCGAAGATGGGAGCAACATCGACGGGCACGGTTGCGCCGCTAGTGCCAGTCACCGACACGGTGGCACGGCTCTCGGCGGTGGGGATGGTGATTGCGCCGGTGCTGTTCAGGCCAGCGGCACGCATCTGCGCTTTGCCGGCTGCGATGGTTGCGGCATTAGCCTCATCCATCTGGGTGCCCTCCACGATGCTGCGGATGGCACTGATGAGGGAGAATTGTTTCTTTTCCATTACTCGATTGTTATTTGTGTTAATGTTCTTTTGTCTCTCTGTGGCCTCGGCAATCTCGGCCTTTTTGGCTTCGATGTCGCTCACCTTGCTGCGGTAGGTGGCATCCTCGGCATCTGTCAGCTTGCGCTCTTCGGCCTTGGCGGCATCCAGGACGGCGCGCGCCTCGGCAGTCATTGTGTCAAGCTCTGCGTTAAGTTCTACAATTGATTTCATGGGAGCATTTTTTCAAGTTCGTCAAAGTACTCGGCGAGTTCAGCCTTGCGGGCTTCCTCTGCCGCACGTTTCTCGGCATCTTCCTTGGCCACCATCTCATCGTAGCCGCGGCGGTCGAGGTCTACACTAGTCCCCAGGTATGCTGGGTCGTACACAGGCGACACATCGTACAGGCGGTCGAACTTGAGGATCGTGCGGCGAGCCATGCCATCCTCCATGCGCTCCCACTTGTCCTCCTTGACCGTGAAAGCGAAGCTCGACTGGTTGATGTCGCCGCGGCGAAGGCTCTCAAGCAGCTCATCGCCCAGGGCGGTGTTGGGCGCGTCGAAGGCGTAGCGCAGGCCGATGTCATCGACCTCCAGCTCCAGCGAGTTGCCTGCCTCGGCCTGTGGCACATTGGCACCACGGCAGCGGGCAAGCGCACCGCGCGACGCGTCATGGTTGAGCCAGCACTTGATGTCGCTGTCCTCCAGCACACCGTCAAGGGCGTGCTGGTCGATTTGCTCGACGATTCCGCCAAGGTCGCGGCTCAACGAGTTGAAGACAAGGGCATAGCCTTCCACGCGGCGGCTGTCGCTGTCGGCGGAACGCGTTATGCACTTGTCGCAAAATCTTCTTTCAATCATGTGGTAAAAAATTTCGTTTATTACAATGGTGTTAAGTGTCGGACACTTTTGCGATGGACACAAAAACCCCACCGACCGAAGTCGGCAGGGCCAACAGAACCTATGAAGAATCACACTAAAACTAATCTGCGGGTGGTGCCGGCTCATCAGGCTGCGCCTTGGTGGCGTTCGCAAGCGTCTGAAGGTTGACCTGCACGAAGTGCTCGTCGCCGCCATCAATGGGCGGCAGTCCCATCTCGGCACGCACCTCGTTGGCCGAGATTGCGCCCATATTGAACATCGTGTTGTAGAAGGATGCGCGGCTGCTGGTGTCGGCACGCAGCAGGGCGGCGGTGTCAAAGCGCACATCTATCTGCCACTTCTCATCCTCGCGGAACAACTTGCGCTCAAACTCCAGCTCAATTTTCTCAAGGATGGGCGCGAGGGTGTCGGTCAAGAACGCCAGCTGCGTGGCCTCGACGGTGCTGTAGCTGGAGTGCGTGAGGTCAAAGCACTTGACAGGCGACACACCGAAAAAGCGGCAGATGTCCACCACGCTGTACTGGCGCGTCTCCAGCAACTGGGCATCGCTGGGGTTGACGGTAACCGTTTGGAAGGTCATGTTGCCTGGGATGACAGCAATGCCGTTGGGTGTTCCGACTGGGCCGAAGGCGTTGTTCCACTTGCCCTTGATTTCGTCAGCCTGTTTTTGGTTGAGCGGCCCCTGGACAGCGAGGATGCCGCCGACGTTCGCGCCGCCGGTGAAGAAGCCCTGCGCATGCGCCTCGCTGGCACTGGCAAGTCCAAGCGACTGCACGGCAAAGCTGATGGTGCTGATGCCATTGATGCCGTCGGTGCTGTGGTTTAGGATGTGCAGCATGTCGCGCGCCGGCACATCACCGATGCCGTTGACACGATAGTAGAGTTCTCGCCCTTGGTTGGCGACCACGGTCACACCGCCATCGAGGTAGATGAGCTCGGTGGCGTTGCCCATCTGGTCGCGCTTGATGTATGCGTAGCCGTTGCCCTGCAACAGCATCGACGAGACGAGGCACTTGAGGAACGTGAAACGCGACATCAGCGGCGATGGCTCTTTGGCCACAAGGCGGTAGGTGGGGTGCTCGCGGTAGACCTTAGCGTCCTTGTACATCGACAGCGGCAGCTGGGCGACTGAGTCGCTGATGACCTGCACACATCTGTACACCGCCGCCAGCCTCATGGGCGACGTGGTTGGTGCGTTGCTCCCGCTGTAGTTCAGAGCAACGCTGCACAGGCCGCGCTGCTCTGGCTCTTTCTTCCTTAATCTGTCAAATATGCTCATGTGTTGGTTGTATATATCATTTGTCCGTAATGCGGGGTGTCCAGATAGACACCCAGTGCCTGGATCATCGCAATCACGCCGTCTATCTTCTTGCTGCGATCAAGCCCCTTGTTGGGCTTGCAGTTTCCGTTGTGGTCGTACTTAAGTACGACATTTCGAAAGCAGAACCGCGTGATGTCGTTGTTTGCGATTACAACGCGGCCACCCAATATAAGCCGCTCTAGCTCTTTCGTCGGGCGGTTGAAGTTGCCGATGGTCTGCGAGTACTCGATGAGCGGCAGCCCCTTCTCTGTGGCATCGATGGCCCATTGGACGGCATTCCATTTGTCATAGCCTACACTATATAGGTCTAGTGTGTCGGACACCGCCATCATGTCGGTGGTGATGTAGTCGTAGTCGGTCACGTTGCCGGGGGTGATGTGCAGCATACCATGCCGCGCCCAGAACTTGTATTGTTCGTGGTCGGGGCGTTCGGTCAGCGCAATCTCTGGCATGTAGTAGTCAACAAAGAAATAGAACTTGCCGTCGTGGGGCACCATTTTGGCCACGGCGGTAAGGTCGCCGGTGCTGGCAAGGTCGACACCGATGTAGCAAGCCTCGCCGGTGAACATGTCGAGGGTGATGTCCCTCGTCGCATCTACGATGTAGTGCTCAGGTATCCACACGTCGGCCGCATCCATCCAACGGTTGAGATTCTTTGTCACGGTGCTGACTTCCTCGCTGGGGTTGTTTCTTGCCTGCTGCACCTGGCCGCGGATGTACTTGGTTGTCACCGTCACATCGAGATTGGGGTTGGCCTTAGCCCACACCGCCTCATCCGTCCAGTCATCGCCATCATCAAGGGAGTAGATGGCAATGAACATCTCGTCATCGTGTTTGAGTCCGTTGAGGATCTCCACTGCTGTGGTGCGCAGCGCATAGCACGGCAACGACTTGTCAAAGCCTGCCGTGGTGATGGTGCAGAGGTGCGGGTTCTGCCTCATGCCCATCGAGGACTTGATGACATCGCGAACGCGGCTGTTTTTCGCGGCATGGTATTCGTCTATCAACCCGAACGAGCAGTTGAAGCCATCCAACTTGCTGTCATCAGCCGCCAGCACCTTCAGCCGGCTCTTGGTTAGATCCATGAGAATGTCGGCTCGGAATGCGCGCAATGTGTCACCCTTCGGGTCTAGGCTACTTGCATAATTACGACACATGTCGAATGAGATTTTTGCTTGGTCTTTTGAGTTGGCAGCAAGCAACACCTCGGCACCGCCCTCACCGTCGGCAATGAGGAAGTACAGGCACAGGGCTGCCGCCAGCGATGACTTGCCGTTCTTGCGTGCAACCTCGATGTAGCTCGATGAGAATCGGCGGTTGCCAGTGCCGGCCCAGTAAAAGCCTACGATGTTGGCCACCACGAATGCCTGCCATGGCTCCAGGATGAAGGGCTTGCCGCTCGACTTGCCGGTGAAGTGGCGCAATTTCGCC